ACCCGTCCATCACGAAGTTCTTCTCGCGACGGAGGAAGCCGGACACCCTCTCGTCCAGCAGGAGGGCCAGGTTCGTCCACTCGTCCCACGTCGGGTTGTAGGCCATCTCTCACCTCATCCGATTCTGCCGAGATTGATTCTTGCCAGGTTGATCCGGTTGCCTCCGGTCTCGACCACGTCCCACCAGGAATCCCAGGGCGAAGGGACCGTCTCGACCTCGACGCACCCCTCGAAGAAGAAGTACCCGCTCCGGCAGACCGGCCATTCCGGCGGCATGACCCGCTGGAGCTTCTCCACGACCTGCTGTGAGAGGCAGTCGTCGCACTCCAGGTCGAAGCACACCGTGAAGGACTGGAACGTGATCTCCTGCCCCGGCGTGTAGTCCGTGTCATCCCCGCACCGGCGGTACTTGAGCGCCAGATCCGGATTCGGGATGTAGACGCTCGTCCGGTCGAGCCGGTTCGAGATCAGGATGTTCTTGCACCACTCGTGGACCCGCACCCGAAGCCCGGAGATGAGCCGGGCCCGTGCCTCGATCGCCTGGAGCGTGCCCTTGATCTTCAGGATGGCCGCCTGCTGGCGGATCTCCTCCCGCTGCTTCGTGCAGGGGAACTCCCGGTTCACCTCCAGGCCGACCAGCTCCCCAAGCGCCGGAAGGACGTCGCAGCACGCCTCGTCCACATCCCACAGGGTGGGCATACAGTCGATGAGCCCTTTGACGATGTCCAAGTCGATGGAGAGCGTCTTCAGAAAACGGCTGAGAGGACCCCTCGGCTTCACCTCGCCCATGAGCACCCCGGCGACGTTCTCCGGGTCCTCCGGGTTCTCATGGATGTTGAACCACTCCTTGCTCTCCGTGTCGAAGATGGGGAAGAGGGGCATATAGGAGGAACGATCCCCCTCGTCGAGAAGCTTGTCCTCGATGAGATAGATCTCGGGAAGCAGCGACATGAGACGGTTCGTGAAGTACCCCGTCTCGATGGCCATCTCGGCGGCCTGCGTCCCCACGGAGTAGATCCACGTGCCGGTGAGCGGGTCGAAGGTGAAGACCGTGTAGTAGTAACAGATGCAGGCCCCGACATCGAGGTCCGCCAAGTACCCGGCCCCGATGTCCCCCTCGTACACGATGGTGGCCGCCACGTCGTCCGCGTCGTTGGCGAACTCGTAGAGCTTCCGAACGATCCGAACGAGGCCGCCAAGAGGCGGCTCCTCCGGGGCCTCCCACTCCAGAACGATCTGAGGGCCTTCGAGGCCCCTTCTGATCGTCAGCCCCCGAACAAGCCGGGGGTCCGTGATGATGGTGGTGGGGTCGCTCACTCGCCCAGGATCTCCTTGTACTTCGCCCGCATCGTCTCGACGATCTTGTCGAGCCCGGCCCGGAGGTTCTTCGCCTCCTCACCTTCGATCCCGAAGATGCTGAAGTGGCTCGCGATGGCCCTCGCATTCGCTTCCACAAGATTCAAGCGCCACCCGAGCTGCTGCTCCACCGAATTCCTCCTGGCCGTGTTCTCGTTCATACCGGGCACACCCTCTGCGGCCTCGCGCCGCCAACGAACGTGAACGCGAAGTTCCCCTTGGTCATGATCTCCAGCTCGCCCATGGGCACGTTCGCCACCTTGGGGCTCGTCGTGAACTTGCACTTGTCCCCGACCTGCGGGGGCGTCGGGCCGCCGGAGCAGTCCACCTTGAAGGAGACCTCCCCGTTGTCCGTGGTGTAGTCGACCCCGACCGTGCCCGGCGTCTGGATGCCGCTGACGCTCCCCACGACCGAGAACGTAGTGGGCGTCATCATGGTGACGGTCCACTCCTCGTTCTTCGCAGCCTCGCCGACCGAGAAGTCCGTCAGCTCGCAGTCCCCGGACCAGGGGCCGCACCGGGAAATCGGCTGCTTGGTCAGCTCGGTCAGGTCCACATGGTCCACTCCGGGGATGGACTCGATGAGGTGGTAGAAGTCGGACAGGTACAGGGATTGCCCGAACCCCACGTACTCACTCCGCAGGTCGAAGAAGGCGTCGATGCTGTCCTCGACGTCCTGCGCCCCCTGCTCGGTCGAGAAGTTGGACGCCATGTAGATCGTCCCGGCCCCGTCCACCGGCTGGTAGGTCGGGTCCACGATCTCCAGGCAGGTGCCGATCATCTTCCTCGCTTCGAGGTACTCCAGCAGGTCGGCCTTCAACTGGCTGGAAGGGATCCCTCCGCCCGTCGGAGCGATGGTGAGCCGGACCAGGCAGCAGCACCCCGTCGCGACGTCCACGGGGACCGCCCCCACGGCGACGTGGGCCTTCGCGATGCCTGGGAAGGCCTCGGACAGGGTGACGAAGTCGTCCGGCGTGACCGCCCGGTTCAGGGCCAGGAGGCTCTGCGGCCCCAGGACCTTGGCCTCCTCGATGGACATGGCGTCTTCGCCGCCGCTCGCGGCGAGCGGATTGGTCACCGCCAGCTGAATCACGTTCCCCCCGAAGGTGATCGTGCTGTTGAGCACCGTGATCGTGTCCTCGGGGACGTTCCCCCGTGATCCGCCCCCGATGCGGTACTTCGAGTTGATCTCGGCCCCGTTGTCGGGAATCTTGCCCTGGGCGTTGTCCCCGAAGATGGACGTGACGTTGTCGTTCTCGTCCCGGATGGTGGTGAAGACCTTGTCGTCCGGCCCGGAGTAGGCAAAGGACTCGACCTCCTGCCACAGCTCCGGCCCCACTCCCTCGTCGATGTACATCTCGATGCTATCGTCGATCACGGGAGACTGCGTGAGCGGGAACTGCTGCCGAGCCACCCCGATGCTGACCCCGATGGTCTCCTCCACCGTCTGTCCCTCGATCGCCGGGGTGGACACCTCCAGACCGCCCATCGGGATGACGGCGTCCGCAGACGTCTCGAAGTAGATCGGGCCGTCCGTCTCGTCCGAGGAGGTCTGCATCTTCGTCCCGGCCGGAATGAGCAGGTCCCCGAGGAGCGGGTTCTGCATGGAAATCGTCACGTCCACGGATGCGGGCGCGGCGCTGTTCATCCGGAAGTTGATGAGCTGGAGGAGGTTGATCACGCTCCTCCTGGTGATGGCCGTCGGGAGGAAAGCCTCGTTGCCGATCCGGTCGACGTAGAAGTGGAGGGTGTCCGCAACCATGGCGAGGAGGCGCTGGAGCACGATGCCGAAGTCAGAGAGGTTGTTGTCCGTCCACTCCGGGCACATGAAGGGGATCGCCCGGAGCATGTCCTGGGAGATCGCCTCGAAATCGCGGCTCGTGTAGTCGATCGGGGGGATCCGGTTGGTCACCCTCGAAATCGTGTAGCTCGTCAAGGTTCTTCTCCTACACGTTCAGCTGCCCCTGCACCTGCATATCCTCGGTGATGTAGAGCGGGTAGACCAGGTTCCCCTCCTGCTGTGTGGCGATCACCCGGTAGAAGACCTCGACCTCGATGAGTCCCTCCTTCACCTTGGCGATGCTCACGTCGACATCCAAGACGTCGATGCGCTTCTCCCATGTCTGGAGGGCATTGATGATGGTGAACCGAACGCGAGCGACCGAAATCTCGTCGATGGGGTCGAACAGGATCTCCCTCAGATCGGTTCCGAACTCGCGGTCCATCACCCGGCCCCCGCGCTTGGTCCCCAGGATCTGCCGGATGGACATGGAGATCTTCTCAAGGGAGGAGGCGTCCGACACGCCGACGAGCTTGCCGGTCCTCCCCACCTTGGTGAACCTGAAGGGGAATGCCCACCCCTTCCCGATAATGTCGTTCCTGTTCACGTTCTCTTGGCCTCAACCCGAGTGCCCGAGCGCTTGGCCTGAGCATCCGTCATCTGGGTGCTGATCGAGGAGACAAGCGCCGAAATCTGCGTCAGAAGTTCCCGCTTCCTTTCGGTGTCGTACTTCTTCTCCAGTTTATCCGAAGGACGCAGGTCGGCCACCTCCGACCGAAGTTGACTCTTCCAAAGGGTCAAGATTGACCGGAAAAGGACCGCCTCCACGTTGTCCGGATTCTTCCGGGTATAGTCGTCGAGCGTCCTCATGAAGGCGTCGATGTTCTCGATCTTCTGGCCGAGGGCGTCCCTCCTCCTATTGATGTTGTCGATCTCCCTCGTGAGGGAAGCAAGGAAGGCCCGGAGGCTTTCAAGGCGCTCCGTCGAAGCGCTGTCCTGAAGGTCCTGAATGACACGCACGACACTGTCCCACTGCGTCTCGCTCAGGTCCCTGAAGAACTCGTAGATCCCAGACATGGGAGCCTCCGTCAGTCTGAAGATGTATTCGGGTCGCACGGACTCGTAATGATCTGCGCCCCTCACGTTGCCGCGTCACCCACCCGAAGGACGCCAAGTCCCTCGATCTTGTTCACCAGCGATCCGCTCGTGAATGGGTTCGCGGGGACCCACACAACCCCGTGGTAGTGGCCGTCCACCATGTCTCCGACCTTCGCGATGGGACCGCAGTCACACGTCACGTACGGAGTCGGAAGCGGACCCGTGATCACCGGAGCCCCGTGGCTCGTCAGTGACCCGATGAATCCCACCTTCGGCATCTTCCAGTCTCTCCACAACCCGCATCAGAAAGTTTGCGTTTTCGACCTGGAGATCGACCTCCCGAAGGAGCCGCTCCGAGGAGGCCACCTGCTCCGGAACCTTCTCGGCCTTCAGGGTCGTTTCCCGTTTCTCGATCATCAGGGCGGCTTTCCTCTGGACCATCATTGCCCGGAAGTCTCCTCCCTCTCCTTCGAGCGGCAGCTTCACCACCAGCACATCGAGGCACCCGATCTCCGTGTCGATTTCCTCGATCCTCTTCGCGTACCGGGCGATGAGGCTTCTCTGCGCCTCGATCTGCTGGCGGTAGAGCTCGACGGTGTCGGGATTGATGTCCCCAAGGATCGACAAGGCCACCCGGCGGAGGCACGCACGGACCTCCGAATCCTCCGCGATGGTCTTCCACAGATCCTCGTTCTCGATCGGTAAGGTCGCCATTTCTTCTCCTACGGTGCCGGGGGCATCGGCGGGCAATTCGGATCCGGAGGAACCGGAGGGCACGACGGAGGCGTCGGGGGAGTAGGCGGCGTCGGGGGTACCGGGGGCGAACCAGCCGGGGCTCCGAGCTTGTGATCAATCGTGGCCGCCTTGTCGAGGATGCTCGCCGCGTTCCGCTCGAAATTCCCCACGACGTTGACCGTGAAGTTTCCCATCACCCACAGGGTGTAGTTCCCGTTGACCACGTCCACCCGCTCGCCGGTGACCCAGTCCTTCAGGCCGCCATCGTTCACCCTCTGCTCGGGACCCGTCACGAACGTGTCCCGCATCCCCTGGATCTGCCGCCTCTCGTTGGCCCCCACAGCCGTGTACCTATTCGCACCGATCCGAACGGTCTCCGACAACTCGACCATCGAGTGCCGGTTCATCCTCACGTGGTGCCGGTCGTCCATCTCAATCAGCCGGTAGGACTTCCCGGCCACCCGGATCGAGAGCTCGCCCAGGGCATCCATCTCGATCCACGACTTCGAGGGACCATGCCAGATGTGGATTCGACCCTTCCCCGGGGTATCGTCGATCTCGACCGTGATCCCGTTGTTCTTGGTCTTGAACACCTTGTTGTAGGGGTAGACCGGACCTCCGTTCACCCGCAGGGGCGACGGGGGCTGGCACTGATCCATGTCGTCCAGGCTCTTGAAACTGTCGTCCCCCTTCGGGCTCAGGGTGCTCGGATCGGTCTTCCAGCAGGTCGTGCCGTCCGCCCGGGAGAGGGCCGGAGGCTCCGGAGGCATCCCCGTCCTCTGGCCCCACCATGTCCCGGAGTAGAGGGGCCGGTTGACGTCCCCGCTCTCGAACTCCACGTAGACCGCCGAGAGAAGGTCGGGTGGGGCGAAGACCCCGTAGTCCTGCCCGCCCCCATATTGGCCGCCCTTGAAGGCGGCCCAATCGGTCATGAGCAGCAGGCCCAGCACTTCGGGTACACGACACTTGACCCTTCCGAGGCGGAGGGGGTCGTCGTTGTCGATCACGGTCCCTCGGTAGGTCCCGAAGTACCGCTTCTCCGCATGGAGCCCAGAAATGGCGTCAGACGGCTCCATCTTCCCCTTCCCCCTCCTTGGGTACCTCTACGCCCTCATCTCGCCGCCAGGAGCGCAGGAACAGCGCCAGCGGGGCTCTATCGAGGTACCGGGAGACGGCCTCGTGCCAGATGTTGGAAACCCGGTGTGCCAGAAGCCCCCAGAGCAGCGGCTCGAACCACCCCATCCAGTCGAAGACCCCCATGAGGCCCAAGAGGTAGGCCGCGCCCCACCCGGCCCAGACGGACTGGCAGTACCAGCACCGGGAGAAGACACCGATCTTCCTCGGCTCCTCCCCCTTCCCGTCGAGTCGAACCCGGATCCCCTCGAAGATCTCGGCTTCCGCCACGATCGTGACGACGGCCTCAACGAGGCCCACGGCAATCAGGAATTTCAGCCAGAAGGCCACCCTACCCTCCTGAGCACGTCGAGCAGAAGGACACGGGGTAGCGCCGCCGGAGGCGCTTGCTCCAGACCAACTTGGCCTGCAGCTTGGTCCCGCACACCCCGCACACCTTGTTCCCTTCCACGATGAACGGTTCCCCACTCTTGGCGACGCTCTTCGTCGTGGAGAACGTCATCCTCGGAGTCCTCCTCGGGGCCGGAGGAGCCACCGTCAGGGGAATCTCCCTCACTGCCTGCCCCTTCGGGACCGGGGCCGGAGAAAGCGACCGTTTCTTTCCACAGCATCCCATCGCTCACCTACACAGTTACGGTTCCGGCGCTCTTCGGCTGGACGGTGGTCTCGCCATCCGCTTTCAGCGGCCCGGCCCCTGCCCTGACGACCTCGAACATGACACGGTAGGCCCCGCCAAGGCCCTCATCCCCGGCGCTCAGCTCGTGGACCGCCCTCGTGACGTAGTACTTTCCGCTGGATCTCCCGGCCCCCTGAACGGTGATGAGATCGTTGGCCCGAAGGGTCTCGATCCCATGGAGGACGCCGGTTCCCGAGATAACGTACCTCGTGGACTTCGCCATCTCGTTCACCATCGTCGTGAGCTCGGGGATCGACTGCCGGTGGCCCTCCCCGACGACGTACCTCTTGGGTTGCCCGATACCGGCAATGTTCACCAGCTCGACCCAGTTCTTGAAATCCAGCCGCGACTGCACCGGGTCCGGGGACTCATTCGAGACGATCATCATCTCGTCCTTCGTTACCGGGTCCATCTGGGTCATGGTGAGGGAAAGACCCCGCATGAAGGTCCGGGAGGAGACATTGAACTCCTGAAGATTTCCATCCACCAGATTTGCCGTCACGAAGATACCGCTCTCCCTCGGGCGCACCTGATGGAAGTGAAGGACCCCGTCCTCCACGTAGAGCATGAAGCCGTAGAGTTTCGCCCGGCGAGCCAGGAACTTCCAATCGCTCTCATTGGCCTGGAGGATCTGGTCGTAGACCGGGCTTGTCGTGCCCACATCGGCGATCATGCCGTTCCTGGCTGCGATCACCCTCACGACATCCGCGTCGCTCATCTTCCTGTAGACCTCGCGGCGCTCCGTGGCTCCGAGTTTGATGGCCTCGCCGTAGCCCACCACCTCAACGGTCATCGGCTCCTCACCGGCGGAGAACCGAAACCGGGGGCGCTGGACGATGTAGGTCCCATGGCGAGCCTGTCCGGGATTCACATACCCGAGGGAGATCTGAAAAGGGGTCTGCTCCTTCGCCAGGATCGTCCGGCTGAGTTTCCCGTTGACATTGTTCAGCACGATCTTGGCCACGGACACGCCGAACCCGGCCACCTCGTCGATCCTGAACGACCGAACGATTCCGCTCGCTGCGCTGAGGCCGAGGATCAGGAAGTCGGGGAAGGCGCGAAGGGTCTGCGTGACGACCTTCGCCGTGGAGGAAAGGAGCGTCGAGCCAGGAACAGGGAGCCTTCCGAGGATCCCGACGTCAGGAATGACGATCGGAACCGGAAGGCCTCGTCCAAGACCTATCGTCGGAAAACAAGGGGCTCCCCTTCCCATTAGTAATCAACCCTCACCGAAAGCTCCGACATTGGAATGACCAGGTCCGTGTTGGGCTCGATATCGAGCGGAAACATCACGTTGCTGACGTCCGCGATCACCCACCAGAGCCTCGGCTTCTGAACGGCCCTCCATGCAAGTTCGTCGAGCTCTTCCCCACGCTGGAAGGTGTGGATCACGATCGGCTCGAACATGTCCTCGGCCTTGAGCGGCTCCCTCGCGTGCAGGAACTTTCGGGTCTTGCCGTCCTTGCCGATGATGCCTGTGAACCGGCAGTTCTCGTATCTGGACCCCCGGAAGATCATGGATCACTCCGTAGCAGACGGGTTGGTCTGGCCCTTCTTCCCGGCGATCTCCGACGTCTGGAAGAAGACCGCTTCCTTCAGGGTCACCGTGATGATGGCCCTGGAAGCTCGCACCGCGCCCGGGTTGCTCCAGTAGTTGGCGTTCTTGTCCGTGAGGTGGGTCCTCTTGATGGACGCGTTCACGATGTAGGCCCACCGCAGCTCCTGGTCGGATCTCCCCCACCCGGGAATCAGAACGATCACGGGACGAACGAGGTCCGGACGCGGGTACGGGCGCTGAAGACTCTGGATGTACCTCCAGACCTCCTCGGGCTCGCTGAGGGGACACTCGGGCGCTCCCGTCTGGGTGGGATTGTAGGGGTAGTCCTGGCCGCGAGCGTCCTGCTCCGTCGTATGGACGGAGTCCACCATGAAGGAGATCGTGACCTCGCGGGGGTCCCACCCGGCGAACATGACGCGGGAAACGACACCGAACGTGACCAGATCCTTCACCTTGAGGTTCTGCGTCTCGACGTAGTCCTCGGGCTGGTACCTTCCCCGAAGCTTGCCGATGCTCCAGAAACCCATGGTCGCCTCCCGCGCAAACCGTTTGCGCCATCAGAATGCCGGTTCGACCCCGCGCATGGGGAATCCCGGCGGGTTCATGTACCTTTCCCGAAGGTCGATCAGCTGCTCGACGATCGTCTTCCCGATCACGGCCCCATCGAGGGTGAGCGTCACGGGGATCCTGACCAAGATCTCCTTCGGTCCCTCCGGCGCGGCGGCGGCCATCCCAGCTCCCATTCCAGCCCCAACCGGAGCAGCCGCTCCCGCCTTGGAGGCCTCCAGCTCAGCCAAGGATGGTCCCCTGGGCCTTGGAACCACACCGCCCTTCGCTCTCGCGACTTGGTGGACGCCCATGGCAGAGTCCGCGACGCCCTCGAATCCCTTGCTGGTGTCCTGGAGCGCCGGGATGACCTCGCCCTCCATGGACTCCTTCACGTGCCAAGGGGACGACCCGAAGAGGGCTCCGGTAACCCCCAGCACACTCTTGGCGATGTCCCAGAAGTACCCGGCCACCTCCTTCAGCGGGCCGCCGATCCACCTCATGGCCCACCCGATCTTCATCATGGCCACGTTCCACAGGTTATAGATCGTCATGATGGGATTCGTTATGAGGCCGACGAGCAGCTCCCAGTTATCTCCGATCGCCTGGAAGACAGCAGCAGTAATCTCGTTCATCTTTTTGAACGGCCATGCAATTACGGCCCCGATCTCATAGATGTTCTCCCCGATCCAGATGATCAGCTCCCCGATCAGGGTGAACAGCTTGAGGAGGAGGACGCCGGGGCCGAAGACGAGCCACCCGATGACCCTCCCGATCGACTTCAGCGTGTCCTGCCACCCTCCTCCCTCCCCGGAGAGCCCACCGAGCTTCTCGGCGATCCAGTCGAACAGGTCCCCGAGCATCTCCGCGAACGGCACGAACGGCTCGAACGCCCACAGCATGACGTCGGCGAACCCCTCCAGAAGGCCGACGATGAAGGGCAGCATGACGTAGAGGATCCCGAACGGAATCAGGATAGGCGCGAAGACCGTGGCGGCCAAGAGCCCGATCACGTAGAGGATCGGCTTGAGCTTCTGGAAGAGCTCGTAGACCGGCATCAGGGCCTTCACCGCCTCGTCCTTGAACTTCTTGAGCGGCTTCGCCAACATCATGAATCCGAGGACCGTCGCCCCAATCGGCCCCGTCAAAAGCAGGAGAGTCGCCCCGAGGAGCTTCGCCTTGTCAGAGCCCTCCTGCATTAGCTTCACGCCCTTATAGATCATGAGGCCCAGGATCACGAGGGCGGCAATCACCGCGAGAACGATCCCAAGAAGAGCCGCCACAGATACACCAAGAGCAGCGGCTGCGGCGGACGCCATCCCCATCATTCCAGACGTCGCCGCCACCTGCCCCGCCGCTCCAGCACCCAGTCCCGCCTTGCCGAGACCGGCCAAACCGCCCACCTTGGCGAGAGACGCTCCTCTTCCGAACATCCCAGGCGAGACCGCCTGTCCGAGACCACGCGCCCTCTCCAGGGCAACATTGGCCATCTTCGCGTTCGTCAAGCTCTTGTAGAGCCCGGTGAGTCCTCCCACCGCCGCCATCTCCGTCTTGAGGGCCAATACGGTCTTTATGATCCCGGCCACCAGCTTCGAGCTGGAAAGCCACGCCAGGGTCATCATTCCGCCGATGAGGAAAGAAACGGCAGCCGCGACTGCAAGGATCGGCCTCGGGATCGCCATGACAATGAAGAGGAGCCCACGCAGGGACTGAACCAGAACGGACAGAACGGGGGCAAGCATCTTCCCGGCCATCTGGTAGACAGCCTTCAATTGCTTCCCCATTTCGCTGAGCTGGAACGTCAGGGTCTTCTGGACCTTTGCGGATTCAGAAGCGAGAGCCGTATTCTCCGCCATCGCCTCACTGGCCCATCCGATATAGGTCGTGAGGTTCTGCGACTTCTTCGCGGCCTCCCACATCTTCGTGGCCGTGAGGCCGGATGCGATCCCGAGCCCCTGGAGGGTGGCTTCGGCGGGAATCTTGTCCATCTTGCCGAGCTGCTGCATGAACATCTCGACCTGTTTGTCCGGTGTAGCCGCCGCAAACTCCTCGAATGCCTTCCCGGTCAGTCCCATGGTCTGTCCCAGGGCGTGCCCGCTGAGCTGGGAATACTGCATCATCTGCATCAGGTTGGAGATCGGACCGATGGTCTTACCAGCGGAAAGGCCCGTCTGAGCCATGGATGCCGACAGGGCCATCACCGTGGACTCGGAAACACCGATGGCCTTGGAAAGGGGACCGACCTGTTGCATCAGGCGACCAAGTTCCGCTGCCGTGACGTTGGTCTTCCGGGAGAGGACGACCATTCCAGAGGCGAGGCGTTCGACCTGCTCAGGTGTTTCGTACCCGAGAGCGATGCTGAGATCAGAAAGAGATGACGCCGCTTGGTCGGCGCTGGTCTTGGTGATGAAACCGAAATCCCTGGCCGCCGCTGTGTACCGAAGGAGATTGGTCTCCCCGGCGATCCCGATCTTGGCAGCAGCCCCGGCGGCCCGAAGCATCTCGGTCGAGTCGCGCCCCATGGCCGTGTAGGCGTCCGAGAGAGCCCAGGCAGACTCTCCGGCCCTCTGGAGGGCGAGATCCATCTCTGCCATCGCGACTTCGGTTTCAGCCGCCGCGCTGACGGCGAGAGACGGAAACTTCTGCATGGACCGCCCAAGCCAATTCATGGCGGTGACGGCGTCGCCGGTCTCCGCCAGGAACTGAATCAGGAACGATCTCGTTTCGCCTTCCGCCACCGACTACCTCCGACGCTTCGCAGCGTCGATCTCTGATTGAACCTTCTCGTTGTGGGAGACGCACCTCTCGTACCAGGAGAGTCTCTCCGAGTCCTCCATCTCCAGGACCTCTCGAAGCGTGATCCCGCCCTCCGTGGTCATGATGATGACCCACGCCTGATCCTTCACAGCCTCCCACGCTTCGGGGCCCGGAACAAAAAATCCGACCCTCGGAAGGTGAAGTCGATGCTCGAACCACAGGCCGGGCACGAAGCATCCATCTTCATGACCGGACCGGGCTGGAACGTCATGAACTCGTCCTCGAAGGCGTCGATGGTCCTCACCGGGAACGCCTCGAAGAACTCGGAGTCGAACGGCCCCTTCTTTCCGTTCCACTCCAGGAGGCAGGCGAGGTAGAGCCCGTAGCTGGCCGCCACGGGATTCTTGTTCGCCATCCCCATGATGAGCTCCTGGTCCTTCCCTTTCGGGAACCGGCACTTGGCCGTGAACCCGTCCCCCTTGAGGTCGTAGGTCATCTCTCCGTCGATGACGGGGTAGTCGCTCGGGTCGCCGAGCCGGATGACCTCCAGCTCCTTGATGTCGAACTGGACGTCGACCTTCGCCTTGCACTCCCCGCACTCGACCCCCGCGTTGATGATGTCGCCCATGGAAATCCGTCGGATCTCCAGAACGAGGAAGTCACGGTCGCCGATCACCAGCTCGGAGAGCATTCGGGACGTGACCGCGTGCGGGCCGACGGTCTTGAGGCAGTGGGAGAGGATGATGTCCGTGACCTTGATGGGGTTGTTGCGGACACTGTCCTTGGCGATGGCCTTGCGGGTGAGGCCGGTCATGGGGACGATCCTGGCGTCCTTGTGAACCGTGCCGTCCCGAAGGTAGCCGCAGGGAAGGTCGACGGGCTCCCCTTCGACAAAGGGTCCGTCTCCTTCGGGGGTGGGAGAAGTCGGAGTGGCCTCCTCTTGCATTGCGTCCTCCTGGGGCACCGCCCCTAAAACACGACTTCACTCTCCGGACAACACCGATCCGGATTATCTGAAAATGGAAGCCCCGATGCTGGAGGTGTCCGGCATACCCTCGTGCTGGAGGGTCATGGACTCGATGGCGATCTCACTCGCCTTCGCGTCCAGGTCCGTGAGCTCCAAGGCGCTCGGCCAGGAAGCGGGAAGCGAGACCGTCCTCGCCACGATTCCCGGGCACGTCTGCACCTTCACCGACACCATCGTCTTGTACCCCTGGCACTTGATCACGGCGTTCCGCCACTGGATCAGGCCCTTGGCCTCGGTGGTCAAGCCCCGCTCGAAGGTCATCTCGGGGTACTTCCGAAGGCCGGGGTACTTCTGGAGGAACGCGCTCTCGTTCCCCTCGCGGTACTCGATGACGTCGCTCTCCTCCTTGATCCCCGACACCTTGGAGAACCCCGCCCTCGCCCAGATGGAGGTCACGAGGAACCTGAAGTTGGCGACGGGGTCGGAAAGCCTCAGAGAAGCCTCAGCCATGTTTCACCTCATCACTGCGGGAGTACTGGTCGCAGGATACGACGCTCGGCGCGTTCTCGCCTCTGCGCCGAACCGGGCTGTTGAGCAAACTGGTACTGCATCCCTTCATGGACAAGGGCGAGCCTCTCCACCGCAAGGCCGCTCTCGTTCGCGTTCAGCTCCCCAACCTCGTACCTCGACGGCCACCCGTTCAAGAACTTGTAACTCTCAAGCGGGGTCTCGACGCTCCCCGTGGGATCGTTGATCGGGTTCAGGTTGATCACGAAGTTCGACCAGTAGGGTGTCACCTCGTTCTTGACGTCCTGAAACCAGGTCAGGAAGTCCCGCTTGTCCTGGATGATTCCCCGTTCCAGTTGAACCGAACCGCCCTGGTGCGTTCCCTTGATCTTCCTGATCTGAAAGGGATCGGTGCCATCCCGCTTGTCGATGACCTCGATTTCCTCAGAGATCCCGCTGACCTTGTTGAACCCACCCTCGATCCTTGCGCCCCTCCGGTACAGCCTGCCGGACGTGACGCTGAAGATGTACTTGTAACCTCGAAGAATCGGGTTCACGTCCGCCATGAACTACCTCCGGGCGAGCTCCTCCTCCACGGTGGAGCCGCCGTCCCAGAGGCCGACCCGGACGACGATGAACTCGGCCGGGAGCGGAGGGTTGACCCCGATCTCGACGTTCATGCGCCCTTCGCGACGCTCGCTGGTCGGGTTGATCTCGCCGTCGCACTTCACGAAGTACGCACGCTCGGGCGTCCCGTCCGGGGAGAAGAGCTGGCCCCGGTTGAACATGGTGAGCAGGAACTCGTCGCACGCCTGCTCCACCGTCTCCCAGGTCCGCTGCTCGTTCAGCTCGAAGATGGCGAACCGGAGGCCCCGCTTCAGGGACTCCTTGATGTAGTTGAGGAGGCGACGCACGTTGACGTAGTGCCGCCCGTCGTGGTAGCTCGTCAGCGTCCTCGCGCCCCACACCCGGATACCCTCCCCCTGGAAGGACCGGATGACGTTGATCCCGACGGGGTTCAGGAGGTCCTGCTCGCCGTCGGTCACGTTGTAGGTCAGGTCCAGCACCCCGCGCAGGGCCACGTTCGCCGGGGCGTAGTGGACGCCCCTGGTGGCCCCCACGTCCGCGTACACCCCCTGGATGAACCCGGATGGCGGCAGGACCATCCGCGAATTCGCGTTGGTCGGGTCCCGCACGACCACCCACGGGTAGTAGAGGGCGGCATAGGAGGTGTCGAAGTTGGCCTCGATGTTGCGGAAGTTGAGAACCTCCATGGGCTCGTCGTCGGCCAGCGGCGCGTCCAGGACGGCCATGATGTTGCCCTTCAGGTCCGCCCAGTCCGCCGCCGCACGGGAGACCTCGACCGTGGCGATGCCCGGGATCGAGAAGAAGTTGAGATCCGAGGCCTCTCCGAGGAGGAACATCCCGCTCTTGGGGTTGGTGTCGGACCCGATGTAGTCGTTGTCCGTC